AGTGAATTAGGGTTTGACATTAGCAATAATTAATGCTATAATATACTTATGTTATGTTCTTTAATAAATCAATAAAGTTTAAACCAAACGATCCTAAGGTGTACTTAGGGTCATAACTTAAAGCAAAGAAGGAAAATAGTATGGCAGTTATCGAAGGTACAGTAGCGTTTGAAAACCTAAACGAACACGAAGTATTTCAGGGTCAGTCAACTGGTAAGTTCTCTATGGTCATTAGTCTTGACGATGCAGATGCCGGTGACTTGGAAGCAAAGGGTGTCAAACTACGTGAGTACGAAGGCACTAAGCAACGTAAGTTCAGCACGAAGTATGAGGTGCCAGTCTTGGATGCGTCAGGTCAGCCATTCGTAGGCCGAGTGACACGAGGTTCCAAGGTGCGACTCTTGTGGGCAGAAGGTCAGCCACATCCGGTACATGGTACGTCTACCTATCTTAACAAAGTCAAGGTGCTTGAGGTTGCCGAGGCAGGTGAAGATGGTGAGGACTTCTAATGACAGCAGAGTCTACCTTTCTACGTCACGAGCCATGCCCCGCGTGTGGTTCAGGTGACAACCTAGCAAGGTACTCAGATGGACACGCAGTCTGCTTCACGGCAGGCTGTAACCATTACGAGAGAGGCAACGGAACTGCCTCAGACTTTGTTTCACGTAAACCAACAAGGACATTAGAGATGACCGGAGTAATAGCATCAATACCCGACCGACGTATCTCACAGGCTGTAGCCAAGCGTTACGGTGTGACTGTAGAGTACGACACGGAAGGTAAGATTACAAAGCACCACTATCCTTACTTTGATAAGGACAATGGTTCAACGATAGGTACGAAGGTACGCATCGTAAACAACAAACAGTTTTATGCAACAGGAGGTTTTGATAATGCGGGTCTCTTCGGTCAGCAGGCTTTCAAGGGTGGCGGTAAGTACATCACGATCACAGAAGGCGAGACGGACGCAATGGCTGTCAACGAAATGTTCGACGGAAAATGGCCAGTCGTTTCAATCAGAAGCGGTGCCGCAGGAGCAAGCAAGGACATCAAAGCCAACCTCGAATGGCTAGAATCTTTTGAGAATGTTGTCATCTGTTTCGACAACGATAAGGCAGGACAGGAAGCCGCCAAGTCAGTGTTAGATTTATTCACCCCCAACAAAGCGAAGAACGTCACGCTCCCTGTTAAAGATGCAGGCGATATGCTGAAGGGTGGTCAAGTGCAGGCGTTCGTGAAGGAGTGGTGGAATGCGAAGGCTTATCGCCCTGACGGTATTGTGGCAGGTGACGATACTTGGAATCTTATTGTTGAACAGCAGAACACCGTATCAATCCCATACCCATGGCAGTGTCTTAACGAATTTACCCATGGGTTCAGGGAGAGGGAGTTGGTTACCATCACAAGCGGTTCGGGAATGGGAAAGAGTCAGATTGTCAGGGAGTTGGAACACTACCTCCTTGGTGCTACCAACGACAACATCGGCATCCTCGCGCTAGAAGAGGACATCCCTAAGACAGCGTTAGGTATTATGTCTATCGAAGCGGAGAAGCAGTTACACTTAGACAAGGAAGTGACTGAAGAAGAGAAGCGAGGTTACTGGGAAAGGACAATGGGTTCAGGACGTATCTTCATGTTCGACCATTGGGGCAGTACTAGTGAAGATAACCTACTATCTCGCATCAGGTACATGGCGAAAGGATTGGATTGTAAATGGATTATCCTTGACCACCTCAGTATCGTAGTGTCAGATCAGGATACAGGTGACGAGCGTAAGGCAATCGACAGCATTATGACCAACCTACGGAAGCTAGTACAGGAGACAGGAGTCGGGTTATTCTTGGTGTCACACCTCAGACGACCATCAGGGCAGAAGGCGCACGAGGATGGAGGTAAGATTAGTTTGGGAGAACTCAGAGGATCGGCGGCGATCGCGCAACTTAGCGACATAGTTATTGGTTTGGAACGCGACCAACAACACGCAGACCCTACTGTACGTAACACGACCACGGTCAGAGTCTTGAAGAATAGATTTGTTGGACTCACTGGTGCGGCTTGTTACTTGTTCTATGATAAAGACTCAGGACGTATGATAGAAACGGTATGTCCGGTAGATGAATCGGAGTTTTAATGAAGCAGATAGTCTTTGACATTGAAGCTAATGGACTTAACCCTGACAAGGTATGGTGTATTATAGCCTACGAAAGAGGGGCTAAGGAATACACTACTTGGTCAGGAGATGACCTCGTTTGTTTCAAGGACTGGATTAAGGAGCAAGGTGAACTAGAAATCATTGGTCATAACATTATTGGCTATGATATTCCAGTTTTGGAACAGCTACTCAACGTAGACTTTAGTAAGTGTAAAGTTACTGACACATTAGTCATGTCCAGATTAGCCCAACCATCACGGGAGGGAGGACATTCACTGGAGAACTGGGGTCAGTTACTAAATCAACCGAAAGGAGAACACAGTGATTGGGATAATTTTTCTCAGGATATGGTGGAGTATTGTGAGCAAGATGTACGAGTTAATGAACTGGTGTACCAGAGATTACTTCGTGACCTTGATGGTTTTGGAGCTGAGAGCCTTATGCTTGAAGGTCAGGTACAAGGGATTATTAGCAAGCAGATTAAGAACGGATGGCTTTTAGATCAGGAGAAAGCGTTTGGTTTGTTAGCCAAACTCAAGGAAAGAAAGTTTGATTTGGAGGATGAGGTACATGAGAAGTTTAAACCTTTACCAACATTCATTAAGGAGATAACACCTAAGATAAAGAAGGACGGCAGTTACTCAGTAGTTGGCCTCAAGTTCTTGGGAGATCATTGGACGACAGCAGTAGCACCATTTAGCAGACTGGATTATCCAGAGTTTAACTTAGGCTCACGACAACAGATAGGTCGTTACCTACAATACTTCGGATGGAAACCAGAGACCTTCACAGAGAAAGGACAGCCAATCGTTGATGAGAGCGTTCTTAATAAGGTGAAGGGTATACCGGAAGCGGAGCTTATTGGTGAGTACCTTATGGTACAGAAGCGTATCGCGCAGATACAGAGTTGGGTGGATGCAGTTCAGGACAACGGTAGGGTACATGGTTACGTGAACTCTAATGGCGCTGTCACAGGACGTATGACGCATTCCAAACCAAACATGGGTCAGGTTCCGGCAGTCTACTCGCCTTATGGTAGAGAGTGTCGTGAGGTCTGGACAGTACCTAGCGGATACACCTTGGTAGGTATGGACGCAAGCGGTTTGGAGTTACGTATGCTTGCACACTACATGAACGACGAGAGGTACACTAATGAAATTCTCACGGGAGATATACACACGGCAAACCAGTTGGCTTCGGGGCTTGCTACTAGAGACCAAGCAAAGACTTTCATCTACGCTTTTCTATACGGCGCAGGAGATGCAAAGATCGGAAGTATCGTCGGAGGAACTGCTAAAGATGGTAAGCGACTTAAGGAAAAGTTCCTCAGCAATACGCCTGCTCTTGGAAGGTTACGAGAACGAGTTGGGGTGGCTTCAGGAAGAGGTTATGTTCTTGGACTGGATAGGCGAAGGGTCTATGTACGATCAGAACACGCGGCACTGAACACTCTACTACAAAGCGCAGGTGCAATCGTTATGAAGAAAGCACTGCAATTACTAGATGAGTACGCAACCAAATGGAACATTGATTATAAGATTATAGGAAATATACATGATGAAATTCAAACAGAAGTACGATCAGATGAAGCTGATGTTTTCGGACGACTCGCCACCAGTTGCATCGAAGCGGCAGGACTCCACTACAAGCTCAACTGTCCCCTCGCAGGCGAGTACAAAGTCGGAGACACATGGGCAGATACCCACTAATAAAAACTGTATATACGAAGACGGACAGTGGTGGTATGTAGGTCAGAGTGACGGAGGTAGGCGTCGTGTAGAGTCTCACAACAGAAAGAACACTAGCAGGATGTTTGTTGACGGCAAGTACATTCCTAAGTCTCATCCTCTATATAAAGCAGGGCGCTATAAGGCTTTCTCTGACGCGGCTTTTAGTTCCTTAGAGAACTACGATAAAAACATGGAAGGTCAGGTATACATCGCTGTCAATCCTGCTTGGCCTGAGTGGGTGAAGGTGGGCATGGCAGTTGACGCTGAGGACAGACTAAACAGCTACCAAACTAGTTGCCCTTTCCGTGATTATGTGTTATACTATAGTTATAATGCAGAAGATAGACGGAAGGCTGAAAGCAAGGCACATTATAAGTTAGCTCAACAGTTTGAACGTAGGAACGAATGGTTCAACTGCTCACCAGAGGAAGCAATAGAGGTGCTAAATGAAAACAACTGATACAGTAGTAGCTGACATCTACAAAATGATGGAGACAAAAGATGCTGACCCATCGGTAGACGTAGAGGCTGAGATTGAGAAGTTTGGGGAGGGTGTTAAAGCCTTGATGCGTACCGAGTTTGGCAGAGAGAAGCGACAGGATAAGCGAACGCTCAGGTTGTCAAACGTAGGACGTACTGACCGCTACCTTTGGAACGTAGTAGCAGGGACAGAGAAGGAGAAGATACAACCACATACCTACATCAAGTTTATGTATGGCCACCTGATTGAAGAGATGTTATTGTTTATGACTCGGATGGCAGGACATACGGTAACCGATGAGCAGAAGCGGTGTGAGGTTGAGGGTATCCAAGGTTCAATGGACTGTAAGATAGACGGTGTAGTGACAGACGTTAAGTCGGCTAGTAGTTTCGGCTTCAAGAAGTTCAGGGATGGAACACTGATTAACGATGACCCTTTCGGTTACGTTGACCAGATTAAAGCCTACGCTCACTCAGAGGGTGCAACAGAGATAGGCTGGTTAGCAATGGATAAGACGAACGGTTACCTTACGTTCCTCAAGTACGACATGGCTGACCCCGAAGTTAAAGAGTTGCTTGACTTTGAGTCTACCATTACCGAGAGGGTTACATATCTCAAGGACATGGTAAAAAAGCCCGAACCTGACACCTATTGTTACAAGCCTAAGCCAGATGGTAAGTCAGGGAATCTGGAGTTAGCAATCGGTTGTTCCTATTGTCAGTACAAGAAGCATTGTTATCCTAACCTTAGGGCGTTTAAGTACTCACATAAACCTAAGTTCTTATGTAAGGTAGTTAAGGAACCTAAAGTGCAGGAGCTTAAACTAGATGAGTAAGAAAAAGTTTAGGTCTGGATTAGAGTCAGCCTTGTATGACCAACTCAACAAAGAGTTTACATACGAACCGTATCGACTTCCATACGTTATAAAGAAGAAGTATCTGCCGGACTTTGTACATGAGGAAAAGCAGATACTAATCGAGGCTAAGGGTTACTTCAGGGTTGGCGACACACAAAAGTACACCGCCATCCGAGACTCAATGCCAGAGTGGGAGTTAGTGTTTGTACTGTCAGACCCTTACAAGAAGGTACGTAAGGGTAGCAAGATGACTATGGGACAGTGGTGTGAGAAGGAAGGCTTTGCTCACTTCACCGTAAAGACTACGAAGGAATTACTAAAGTATGTGAGGGATAAAAATGTCGTTTGAAGAATACAAGGAACAGTTCCTACGCGACCATGATGAGATAACTATATTGGAAGTGCTAGAGATAAACGGTGAGGAACTACTTGAAGCATTTGAAGATAGACTGATTAGACATAGAGAGGATACTTATGAGTTGTGATGCCTATGATATGAACCCTGATTCGCCCTATTACGGTGAGCTTGCTTGTATGACACCTAAGCCAGATAGCCGTGAAGATATTGAACGCAGGTTTCTAAACAAGACGACAAAATGGGAACTGTTCGATGAGTTAGAGTTTTGGAAGTCAACAGCTATAGAACAGGGCGCACCTGAAGATGCTTACGAAGACTGTCTTGCTGATGTAGCGCGTATGTTTGAAGAGATAGACCCATACAACACAGGAGAAATACACGGATGAGCATTAACGAGGCAACACCGGAGATGTGGGACAGGCTACGTACAAAGTACAAGGCGTTGGCTGAGGAAGAACAGGACGACCCTGTAGAAAACCCAGTACATTACAACACCGGTTCCGTAGAGTGTATCGAGGCTATCAAGGCTAGTATGTCTGACACAGAGTTCAAAGGCTACCTCAAGGGTAACGCTATGAAGTACCTCTGGCGTTATGACTACAAGGGTAAGCCCGTAGAGGACTTAAAGAAAGCACAGTGGTACTTAGCACGGTTGACCGAGGAGGTATCGTAATGCAAGGACAGACACACGGCGGTAAGGGTTCATCAGTACGCCCTACTGACAAGAAGAAGTTTGAAAACAATTACGACGCTATCTTCGGTAAGAAGAACAAAGACAAACAAGATAAGGAGAAAAAGAAGAATGGATAAGTATCAACAGTTTATACACAAGTCACGTTACGCACGATGGATTAAAGAGGAAGGTCGTCGGGAGACATGGGAAGAAACAGTACAGCGTTACGTAGATTTCTGGACAGAACGTGGACAGATTGACCGGAAAGTGGCCGATAAATTATACAACTCTATCCTAAACCTAGAAGTTATGCCGTCAATGCGTTGCCTAATGACTGCCGGTGTAGCTCTGGACAAGGACAACGTAGCAGGATTCAACTGTAGTTACCTAGCCATTGACTCACCACGTAGCTTTGATGAGCTTATGTACGTACTGATGTGCGGTACTGGTGTAGGGTTCAGTGTTGAACGTAACTTCATTACCAAGCTACCTGTAGTCGCTGAGTCATTCCACAAGACTGACACTACCATTGTAGTAGGTGACAGTAAGGTAGGTTGGGCATCAGCGTTCCGTGAGCTTATCGCCATGCTGTACGCAGGTAAGATACCTAAGTGGGATATGTCAGGTGTACGACCCGCAGGTGCAAGACTAGAGACATTCGGTGGTCGAGCGTCAGGGGCGCAACCTTTGGACGACTTGTTCCACTTCTGTGTTGATGTCTTCCGTAAGGCAGAGGGACGCAAGCTGACATCCATTGAGTGTCACGATGTAGTGTGTAAGGTAGCTGACATTGTAGTTGTAGGTGGTGTGAGACGTTCGGCATTGATTAGTTTGTCTAACCTATCAGACCAACGTATGGCTAAGGCTAAGTCAGGAGCATGGTGGGAGAACGACGGACACCGTAGACTAGCTAACAACAGCGTAGCGTACACAGAGAAGCCAGACTTCGAGGCTTTCCTTAATGAGATGCAGACACTGTACGAGTCTAAGTCAGGTGAACGTGGTTTGTTTAGTCGTGTAGCAGCACAGAAGATTGCAGCTAGGAATGGCCGTCGTGACCCTAATCAGGACTTCGGTACTAACCCTTGCTCTGAGATTATCCTACGCAGTAATCAGTTCTGTAACTTGTCAGAGATTGTAGTACGAGAGGATGACACGGAAGAGACGTTGAAAGCTAAGGCGGAAGTAGCTGCTATCATTGG